CTATTTCGACATCCTGGGAAATGCTTCCATCTAGATCTTACAAATTAAGACCAGACTTTGTTCAGGCAACTGGAAAATCGGAATATTATAATGATAGAAATTTTGAATATACTACGGATGGCGGAGCGGGTGGGGTTGACCTAGTCAATTGGTATGAAACCCATAAGGGATCATTCTGGGTATTCCTTGCTTACGACAAGCATTCTATTTTTGGAGATGATGATGCTGCCTACGCTCATTTAGGAAAATACAATCAGCTAATAGAAATGTTCATATCTGATTTTTCATATAGTGTTATTAAGCGTGGTGGCACAACACATGACTTTTGGAATATTTCGGTAACGCTGGAAGAGGTTTAAATGTTTCAAAATGAAGAACTTTTAGACCATCTACAAACATCTTCTGTAATTAGAACCAATTCTGCAGTCATTGCTGAGTGGAACATGAACATTGCAGAAAATATTTTAAAGATTGGTAATTATAGATACCGCCCATCAGAGGGGCCGTCTACAAAGTATGGGCTGCCAGTGTCCGCATTTGACGAAATTGATGACGGTAATTTTTATACTAATGCCACTGACGCTGATGTAGTTATTGATGGCGGGCTAGATGATGAAGGCATACCGCTGACGTTTACCTCTAAAAAACAAAAAGAAAAACTATTATATTCTTTAGAAGATTGTTTTGGAAAATTTAGACCAAGATCTGGAATAAATAAACTTAGATATTTTAAAGATAATTTCAGTCATTTTACTAATATTAATATGATTAGACGACCTAGATATTATATGGCACACAAAGATGATTCATTTAAATACTGGTCCTCATATAGGACGGAAGATAGCATTGAGCGTGGGATAGCAAATAAATTAATTAATGGACAACACTTTATTGATGACGCATCACCATTTGTTGTATATAAGAATGTTGTGCCATCCAATAGAATTATTGTAAAAATGCAAACAAATGTTGGAGAGATTGATCTTGGACCTTTTGTTAATAATGCTGGCTCATTTTCAGATCCATTTTATGGAAATCAGAATCAAACTACTCCAGTAAAATGGAAAGTTCAAATATTAAAAAATAATAATTGGACAGATATAATTTCATTTAATTCTGCATCAGCAAGAAGAGATGGTAATCCAATTATAGGGTCAGATGGCTACGTAGAACTTTCTTATGGTCTTAAGATTCCAGAACGATATCGTGATATTTTTATTAAAGCAGAAGAGTACACAACAGATACTTTCTTACCAGAACAATCAGTTAATGGATATGCTTACTTAGTTAAAGGGGAAGAGTCCGATCTTGGAACATATCATATATGGATAAATGAATTTAATGGCTATCAAACATTTACTCCAGAATACGGATGGTATTTAGAAGAGTCTCAAGTAGATAGGCTTACAAACTTTGTAACAGACCTAACTACTCCAGTTTCATATCAGGACACTGCTACTGGCCAAACAAAATATAGAGAATTTGAAGAGATTTCTGGCATCAGGGTAGTCGTTGATACGATGAATAAAGTAGACTCAACGCTTGATCTTATTGAGTTGTCCCCTAGGCTAGTCGTAGACATATCAGAAAAGGTCGAATCATTTAGTTTAACAAAATCTGCATCTGATTTAGGCAACAGCGGAATGCCAGTTGGCCAACTATTGGCTGGTGTTGGAACTATAGAGCTATTTGACTATGACTTAGCATTTAGCTCAACAAATACAAATAGCATTATTAAAAATTATTTAACAAAAAACATTCAATTTAAACTTTATGAAATAGTTATTGATGTTAATGGATTTGACTATTATATTCCAATCAAAACAATGTATTCTGAGGGGTTTCCAGAAATAAGCACAAACGATAGGTCCGTCTCTCTTAGCCTTAGAGACCTTTTCTTTTATTTTGAGTCAAAAACTGCACCACAAATACTTGTACAAGAAGCATCATTGAGCTATGCCGTATCAATGCTACTTGACTCAATAGGCTTTTCTAATTATTTATTTAAACGAATAGATGATGAGTCAGAGCCAATTATTCCATATTTTTTTATTGCACCAGATAAAACAATTGCACAGGTTTTAAATGAAATTGCTATATCTACTCAAAGTGCCATGTTTTTTGATGAGTATAACAATTTGGTTGTAATGACAAAAGAATATATTTTGCCATCAAATGATGAAAGAGATGTGGATCTTGTTCTTTATGGAACTAAAGATTTTGAGGCAGAAGGACAAATTTCTAACAAAACCACAAATGCAAAGCTTGCAAATATTGTAGAAATTGCTAGTCAAAAAGATGATGTTTTTAATGATGGGAAAATAACTTATTCTACAAGATATATTCAAAGATCTGTTGGGTCAATCAGACAAGCAAGCATGATTGACCAAGACAAGGTTTGGATTTATAAGCCAGCTTTGCTTTGGGAGGTGGCAGGAACTGAAAATACTAAATCACAAAATGACGCACTTGGAAATCAGTCAAGTTATGTATTGTCTGCAATACCACTTAAATCAGATTTATTAGAGACTCCACCAACTGTAGTTAATGGAATTATACAAAATAATACTATGGATTTTGGTGAAAGTGTTTATTGGATGACAAGGTATAATGGATATTTTTATGCTAATGGAGAAGTTATAAAATATGATGCCATTGAGTTTGAAATTCCTGGAGTACAAAAAAGAGTTGTTCAAACAAATAATAATGGAGATTTGTCTTTAAATACTGTAACTTCTGGAGGTATTGGAAAGGCATGGATTACAAGCGTAAGAGAGTATCAAAAATATTTTGCACAATTGCCATTTAATGGAAAAATGTATCCAACAGGAAGAGTCAGAATATATGCTGAACCAAATTATAGAACTATCAATGGACAAACTACCCTTGCAAATGGTGCCGTAGCAAAACACGGTAGAGGTCAATTTGGAACGCCAATTGTTAGCCATTATGCTGGTCTATCCTCTTATTGGACATCAAACTCAAATGTTCGTGGCTGCACTATGAAAAGCTCACAGCTATTTGGAACAGCAACTGAAACTTCTATCTCTATTGGTGCAGCAGGAATTAATAACGCACTGGCCCAAACATCTTCCAGAACTGGCATTATTAAAAACTTTTTAACATATGCTCCGTCATATGAAAATATTTCTAAAAATATAATTGCTCCAGGAACAGTTCAGTCTTCTGCCTTAGTATTTACTGGGCCATCATTTACAACTACTGAAACTCCCACAGATTTTATATCATATGTTTATAAACCACTTAATGAATTACAAAACAAATTTAAACACTTTGGATCTAGAATTCGCCTTATTGGAAAAGTTGAAAATAACGAAAATAGTAGCCAAAGTCCAATTGGTGCATCTGCTTACTATTTAGGACAAACAAATAATCCAAACCAACCAGCAATAATTTCTGGTGCCTCTGGCGGAATCGGCGTACTTATGAATCCAGAAACAAACAATGGCTACTATCTTGAAATAGTGGCACTAGCTGAAGACGGCGTTCTAGACTCCTACGAAAACTCTGCTGATTTACATAACATATTGTTTTATAAAATTGGTAAGCCTAATGTTGGAGAGACATCTAAGGCAGTTCCTATTAAGCTTTGGGGCGGAACTGCACAAATTTTAGTAGACAATGGTCAGTTTATTGGACAATACAGAATGGCAAATGAAAAAAATCCGACAGTATATGACCTTGCAGTAGAATATGAAGACATTGGCACAACTAGAAAATTTTTCTTATATGTAAACAATAGGCTTATTGCAACAGTAACAGATAATCAACCATTGCCAATATACAATAATATGTGTTTATTTGTTCGTGGTGGGGCCAGGGCAATGTTCGAAAATATTTATTCAATAACAAATAACTATTCTCAAAATACCTCATATGCACTAAGCACTCCAGTAAATGCTATATTTTCTTCAGACGAAATAGATGTAGACGAGGCATTTAGAAAATATGCCCTGAGTGGGGTAATACAGGCTAGCTATTTGTCAAGCATTAGTCCATCAGAGCCTCCGAAATACAATATGTATTACGAAGAATTTGGAACCATAATGAGAGAAGCGGCTTACTTTAACATTAGATATGATAAGGCATATCCAGCATTATATGCTAAGCTATCTCCAACATTTAATAAATTAAAAGGCTATACAACTTCTGGGTTTTTGGCAAGCTCTTATGGTGCAGAATTTATGATTTTTAATGCAACAGACACAGCCCTCAGTCTTGACGAAACAAGTGGAAACTATCTAAGAATTCAGGGCGTAACGTTTACTCAAGAGTCTCCACATGATTTGACAGTAGATGAATATTTTGACAAAAAGAGTGACTATTCAAATCCACAATTTTCTGGACAACAGTTAGTGTCTTATCCAGGAAAGGCAAAACAAGAATATCAAGATATTAAAGTCAGTAGGCTGACGCATGGAAGAAAAGAATTTACCCTTGATACACCATATGTTCAATCACATGATGATGCTGAAAACCTTATGGGCTGGATGATATCAAAAATTATGAAACCAAGAAAGTCTGTTGGTGTAAACTTATTTGGTTTACCAATTTTACAGCTTGGTGATATAGTTAGTATTAACTATAAGGATAATAATAATGTAGATATTGTCGCATCAGAAGATTCTAGATTTGTTGTTTATCAAATAGAATATTCTGCAAATCCAGATGGACCAGAAATGACTGCATTTTTAAGTGAGGTGAAATAATGGATGCACTACCTCTATCAGCTGGCAATGAGGCATATAATAATTTAAATGCTAGACTATCACAGTTAGAGTCTCAAGTATCTTCTGTTAAGATTGCTACACAAGAATTAATAGACATTATTGACGATGCAACTCCAGCAGATCAAAAAATAGAAACAATGACTAACCTATTGTTTGAAGACATAGGTGGTCAAGAAATAATTAGTATTATTAGAAATGACATTGTTAATGGTCAAAATGTTACTTATCAGCCAATTACAAATGTTACAAGTCTTTATTATCAGTATAATCCACAAAACATTTTAGCACTACAAAAAACAGATAGGGATTACTTTAAAAATTTCCCAATTATTTTATACAACAAGGTTCCAGAATGCGGAAGCGGCTTTGACATTGAGGATAATCAACAGGTGCCAAACTGTGATTATATCTACATACATCCAACAAGCGGGGATCTTGTAATAGATTTAATTAATATGAGGCCAGAAGAAGAGGTAGAGGTTCAGATTATTTCTAAACTAAAGGACCTACATGATACAATATACTGAGGAAAAATAATGATTACAAATACTGGAAAAGGCATTTTAGCTAAATACTTGATTGGTCAGGCACCAGCATATGCTTCATATATTGCTGTAGGCTGTGGACCTTCTGCTTTAGAAAACGATATCCCTGGCTTTACCACAGAGCAAAAAGAAGAATATTCTGAAAAAAATGCACTAGACTTTGAAATGTTTCGTGTGCCCATTATTTCTAAAGGGTATGTGAATGAAAACAATCTTACAAAACTGGTGCTAACAGCAGAATTGCCAACAGAAGAAAGATATGAAATAACAGAGGTTGGAATATTTTCAGCAGAATCCAACCCATCAGCGGGTGCGTTTGACAGCAAAAACTTTTATTTATTTAATCAGACAGAGGGCTGGGAGCACCACACACAATCTTTGATTAAGGAAATTCCAACTATATATACTCCATTAGATGAAAACGATATTATTCTTGGAGAATATATTGTTAATGGAACACTACAAGAAACTCCAGTATTTCATACTAACGCAGATAATAGAACATTTACAAATGAAGAAAGAGTTCTTAGAAATGAAAGATGTAGATTTTTAAATAATATGCTAATGGTTGTTGGAGATGATGCTTCTTTAACTACTGATCCAATACAGCAATTGTCTGTTGTTGCTGGTAGCAATCATATACATAAAACTGGAACATCTTTAACATTTAATAGAAATGCCCCAACAGATCAGCTCAAACTTGCATTCTCTTTAATAAATAAAAATGGAGAATCTTCGACAGTGCCAGACAATGTAAAAATTTTAATTCAGTTTTCTTCTTCAGATACATCTTCTACTGGCGAATATGCAAACTTTACTGTCAATATTGACCATACTGGATTCACGGCTGGGACTGCACCACAAGAGGCAAACTTTGCAACACAAAGATACTTTGTTGTTTCAAAACAACTACAAGAGCTATATTATACTTCAGCATTTAATTGGGAAAATGTCGCCGTTGCTAAAATCTATGTTGAAGTAGAAAAAGATGGAGCACCATCGTCTGACTACTACGTGGCCCTAGATGCAATGAGGTTAGAAAACTTAACAACAACAAATCCGCTATATGGTCTTACTGGATATTCAGTGCTAAAAACAGATGGGGCATTACCAATTGTTAAGCTAGCTAATACTGCAAATTATATAGAATTTAGAATAACAATTGGAGTAGAATAATGGCAGATCGTGGAATTAAAAAAGTCGTGATTCCAAAATCTACGTTACCCAGTGTCACATCAGATAATAAATATTTTGTTAGATATAGAATAGTATCTCAGGACAAAAACAGAGTTTCTGCATGGTCTCCAACATTTGAGCTAAACGCTATAACGCCTACGCCATTACTGGCATCTAATATTACATCCTCTATAAATAATAAAATAGTTAATATAGCCTGGATTGACCCAGAGCTAAGAAATAATTACGATATTTTTATTAAATCTGATTCTGGTGCATATACCTATCATGGAACCGTAACTGGGCAAAGTTATAGCTTTTTAACTAATGCTACAACCTCTATACAGTTTGCCATCCAGATATCTAGTATTTCTAAGGAAAAAAGCGAGATCCTAGAAATCTATGAATCTAGCGTCATATCTTTGGTATAATATTAGCTTAGGAGAAAAATGCCAATTATTCCGATTCCAGAACGTGGTCAGCCACTAGACCTAAGCTATATTGCTACAATAGCCGAAACAGTAAATAACCTATCCAAAGAACTATCATACTCTTCAAAAAAATATGCATCGGTTGAAAGCCCAAGAGCATCTATTACAAGGCAAGATCTTAAAGTTACAGACATGAGGGTTGTAGCAGGGGCCTACGATCTTGCTCAAAATTTTTCTGTAAACGCTGGTCAGAAGGTACAGTTTACTTATAACTTTGCAAGCTCAGACTTTAAATATCCACCAATTGTTACTGCAACTCCAGAAGCTGTATCTGTAACAGATAGCGGAACAGACGTATCTGTAACAATTACATCAGTTACCTCGTCTAGAGTTGATGGGGTTGTGCGTTTTAATACAAGTGGTACTGCCTCAATTCGTATAAATATTATTGCTATTGGACTTCCAAGCTAGGGGATATCCATGCCATTAATGGATATGGAATCTTATAATAATGCACCTGTAATTCCTGGAAATAAAAAGGTTTGGTTCTTAAATGGTGACTTGGTAAGAATTCATCATTTAAATAAGTCTAATGGAATTATGTCAGTGTTTAATATTATTAAAGATCAGATAGAGAGTTGCTTAATTTCTGATTTTAAGAAAAATAGAGAAAGAGCTTACACAGTTGGACAAACTGCTCAGCTTGTAAATAGGCACAAAAAGTACTTGCCAAATTTAATGAAACGTGGTATAATCCCATTTCCAACTGGCTCACAAAAAGGTGGGGCAACTGGATGGCAGGTGCGAAGCTACTACTCTGAATCACAGGTAAGGGAGATTCGTGATATACTGGCCTCCTACCATATGGGTAGACCAAGAAAAGATAAATTAATTACAAATGATATAACGCCTTCTCCACAGGAGTTGACACGGAGAATGGGCGATGGTATACTTACATATACTAAAACCGAAGATGGTAGATTTATACCAATTTGGTCAGAGTCTATATAGGAAGAAAATGGGTATGAATAACGAAGACACTAAGGTTCGTGTAGCATTGGGCTATACGCTTAACCTAGGCAACTTTCAGTCTCTACGAATTGATGTAGAAGTTCAAGACAACAAGCGTGAAGGCGAAAACACCAATGACGCTTTTGAGCGGGTATATGCTTTTGTCGAAGATAAGTTAGCCGCCAAGGTCAAGGAAGCTGCTGCTGAGGTAGAGGCTAAGTAAATGGCTGATCGCAAAGACCAGATGGCTTTGCTCAGCAAGTTTGAAAAGCACTATAAGTTTAAGTATAATCAAAAACCAAACTTAAACAGATGGGCAGAGGCCTGGGCAG